TGAACGTTCAACGAGTAGACGGTAGTCGGGATTCTGTGAAAGTGTTAGCCACACTGGAGAATTCTTAAGGTGTATTCTACCCTTACCATAAATGGTAAGGACACATCGCAGGATGTATACCTTAAAAACCTGTAGGGTAGAAAAACGTTGGGGAATATCGAACCAATAAGATATTCATAAAGCCCTTTGTGGACACATATTTTTATGTACCACTAACGTTAATTAGGGAAATTGAAATACTTTTATTTTCAATTTGAAAACCCCTAGTGAGAAAATCAAACTGCTTGAAACCCCTAAAGCTTATTCTACTAAGCAATTTTTGTGAGAAAATTGTGGCCAAGACAAAAAACTTGGGTATAGTAACAATGAATGAGATGATAATAAAATTGTTTATTTTATTTGAAATGGGCAATGAGCATCCAAGCTTCTTTAAATTGTTTTTAAGTAAGAAAACAAATATAATTTTACATACAAATATAAGATATGATGGAACAAACAAAAATATGTAAAAATTTCAATAATAAAAACCAATTAAATTCTTATAGAAAATATAATGAAACTAGATATTCTTCCACATGTAAATCATGTTTAAATGAACGTGACGAAATACGTAAAATTAATAATAGGCGAATTAAATCTGAAACAATTTTAGCTAACTGCGAAAAATGTAATAAAGAAAAACCTTTAAAAGATTTTGCCAAATTAAAAAAATATTATAAAAAAAAAATTTGTTTAACTTGTTATCCAATTTTTTTAAGAGAGCAAAAAACTGAATTGTGTAGAAATAAAAGTAACACAAATATTAATTATCGTATTAAGAAATCATTAGCATCACGATTGAGAAATGTTCTTACAAAAAATGATACAACAATGAATTATATTGGATGTAATATTCAATATTTACGTGAATGGTTTGAATATAATTTTACTGAAGAAATGAATTGGGATAATTATGGTTCTTATTGGTCGATAGACCACATTATACCGGTATGTAAATTTAATTTGACTGATGAAAATGAAAAATTGAGATGTTGGAATTGGACAAATATGATGCCTGTTCCAATAACATTTAATTCATCTAAAAAAAAAATCGACATTAATAAAATAAATTATATTTTAGAAAGAATAAAAACATTTAAAGAAGAAGGTTCAACGACTAAATGGTTTTCGAGAGAATTAACATTAAATATGGAATTAGTTAAAAGTAAATTATAAATAAATGTTAATTTTCTTTAAGATATAGTCTACTCCTCATTGAAAGATGAGGTAGAGGAAATGTACAGGAAATCCTCAAATTACTTTTTGGAAGGTCACATATCGTAGACCTACTAACTTCGCAATTGAATCTATTGAACAAACCTTCAATGGTCAAGCTGATTTCGGTCGTCGTGTTCAATGCACAATCAGCCGAAATGGTGATTTAGCTTACAGAACTTATTTACAAGTTACCCTCCCTGAAATTAACCAACTTATGGGTAACGCTTCCTTCTCAACTGGTAGTGGATCTGGAGTCTATGCTCGTTGGTTGGATTTCCCTGGTGAACAACTTGTTGCTCAAGTTGAAGTTGAAATTGGTGGTCAAAGAATTGATAGACAATATGGTGATTGGATGCACATTTGGAACCAACTTACCATGAGTGCTGAACAACAGCGTGGTTATTTTAAGATGATTGGTAATACTACTCAATTGACTTTTATTACTGATCCATCTTTCTCTGATGTTGATGGACCTTGTGACTCTCAAGCTCCTCGTCAAGTTTGTGCCCCACGTAATGCTCTTCCAGAAACTACTCTTTACATTCCACTCCAATTTTGGTTCTGCTGCAACCCAGGTTTAGCTCTTCCATTGATTGCCTTAAAAACTGCAGGGCAGAAAAGCATCCAGCCTAAAACATCAAACCTCTGTTTTAGGGAAAATCTGTTTGAGAGTTTTAACGAATCTCAGATGCTAGTTTCTTGCTATTGAATGGCAAGTTGCAACAATTTCAAATTGCGGGAAGTTCTTAAAGACGTAAAAAATAAAATCGAAATTACAGTAAATATATTTAAAAATAAATTAATTATGAAATATAATATGAAAAAGTGTTATAAATGTCAACAAGAAAAATGTGAAACTGAATTTGGAAAATTGACAAATTCTCCAGATGGTTTAAAATATGATTATAAAATGTGTAGAAGTGAATATAATAAAGCCAATAGAGATAAAATATCTCAACGAAATAAAAACTATTATCAAATTAATAAATCTGAATTGCTTAAAAAAAACAAAAATTATAGAGACTTAAATTCAGAAAAAATAAAGGAACAAAGAAAAGAATATCGAAATAAACTTGAAAATATTGAACATATTAAAAATAAAAATAAAGAATATTTACCAATAAGAAAAGAAAAAATAAAACAAAAAAGAAAGACAGATTTAAATTTTAAAATTTCTGAAATTTTAAGAAGTAAATTTAATAGAGAAATAAAAAGAAATAAATATTCTAAGTTTTTAGGTTGTGATATAAGTTTTTTTAAAAAAATGGCTTGAATATAGATTTACTAATAATATGAGTTGGAATAATATGGGTTCTTACTGGCACGTAGACCACATTTTACCAATATCTAAATTTGATTTAAAAAATCCAAATGAAATACAAATTTGTTATCATTGGTCAAATTTACAACCATTAGAAACATTTGAAAATATTTCAAAATCAAATAATATACATTTACATACATATTTTAATAATTTAGTTTCACTTTTCAGATTTAATGCTGTATATAAAGATTTTATTGGCTACCAAGCTGTGAATGAAAGTTTGCAGTGGCTGAGAAAAAAAAACTCAGGTACGGTAATAATGCCACGTATGATTTTGTCAAAAATGACAAATGAAATAGATAATCCGCATCAAAGCTCCTAACCTCGCTATGATTAGAGTACGGAGAATGTTCAACGACTAAACGGAATTGGGTCTGAAAGAACTAATCATTCTTAATGATGGCTTAAGATATAGTCTACTCCCTAAACATAAATACACCGAAAGGTGGGGTAAATCGTGATGTGCAGTATCACGAAGTTAAAATTAACTTAGATATTCGACCAATTGATGAATGCTTGTGGGCTGTTACTACTTTGAGCTGCAACTCTGGTGAAGCATCCGCACAACCATACAGTTCTCCAGGTCAAGCATCTGCTGCCTACAAAGCTAATCAATATGCTCCTGGTCGTCCAGTTCCAGCTGCAATTGCTTACAATCAATCTTTGGTTGCCGCTTCTTTGTACGTTGATTACGTATTCTTGGATACTGATGAACGCCGAAGATTTGCTCAAAATCCTCATGAATACTTGATTACTCAACTTCAATTCACCGGTGATGAATCTGTAGGTTCTTCTTCCAACAAAATCAAATTGAACTTCAATCATCCAGTCAAAGAATTAATTTGGGTTGTCCAACCAGATCAAAATGTTGATTATTGTTCTTCTCTTGTTTGCGATGCTTTGCTATTTAAGGTCTTAGGTGCTCAACCATTTAATTACACTGATGCTATTGATGCTCTTCCAAATGCTATTCATGCTTTTGGAGGTCCTGCTTCCATTGCAGCAGATAGTCGCTCATACATTGACGCTCGTGGATTATTTAATGATGCTGGTGCTTTAGATTATGACATTCCAGAAGGATTCACTGGATACTGGCATTCTGATACAGGTCCTTACAATGAGGCTAACTTAGGAGGACCTACAGTTCCTGCCGTTGATGGAGACCTTTCTGCTTCCATTTTGGCTCAACTACAAGATTTGTCTGCAGCGGGACACAATCAAAATGCAACTGTATCTGACGCTGGTACTTTTGTTTTGACTGAAACCTCTTTGGATCTTCATTGTTGGGGACAAAATCCAGTTGTCACTGCCAAGTTACAATTAAACGGACAAGATCGCTTCTCTGAACGTGAAGGTTCTTATTTCTCTTGGGTTCAACCATATCAAGCCCATACTCGTTGTCCAGATGAAGGCATTAACGTGTATTCCTTCGCATTGAGACCTGAAGAACATCAACCCTCAGGGACATGTAACTTCTCTCGTATCGATAATGCTACACTCCAACTCGTGCTCTCAAATGCTACTGTCGAAGGAACAAAAACCGCTAAGGTAAGGGTGTATGCCACCAATTACAACGTGTTGCGCATAATGAGCGGCATGGGCGGCCTTAACGAAGCAAATTTACGAATTTGTTTAACCAGGGCCAAAAAGCAGTATGCCATAGCAAAACGACCTCTTGCTGTGGAAAACCATTTATGCTGTCGTATAAAAAAGCTAACTGCTAGTGATAATTTGATGAAATTTATTGAATTATTGCGACATATCTTGTTGTTCGGGGAAACCCTTAGAGCTTTTTCTACCAAGGATAATATCGAAAGAATTATCTGGCCAAGAGTAATGAACTTGGGTATGGTAATAATGAAAAAGATTGGGCAATCCGCATGCTTACTACCTAAATCCGATGTGATAGGAAATGGTAGGGCGTCAGAGACTGAACGGATGTGGGTCAGTGTTGAAGATCTAATCAATCTGAGCTGGCTTAAGATACAGTCCTCCTCAATGGGAAACTATTGGGAATTAGAGTGCTTATTCAAATTAAGTTGTTATACTCGTTACAATTATTTTACAAAAATTATAAAAAATAATATAATTTTAATTATGAAATTATATTATTTAAAAATGAATGTGTAAATATTATTTACATACATATCTTTTTATGAAGGATGTAGATAGTATCTACCCCCCTTTTACTTTAAATTCATTATATTATATTAATAAAATAACTTAAAGATAGGTTGTTTATATATGTATTATTCCCTATGGAAATAGTACGAGCATTTAATAATAATGAATTGCATACAGAAATAATTATAAAAGGAACCATTGAAAATCCATTATTTAGAGCATGTGACATTGGAGAAATATTAGAAATTTCTAATGTTAGATCAACTATTCAACATTTTGATGATACAGAAAAAATTACTCAACTAATAAAAACAGGAGGAGGATTACAAAATGTCACTTTTTTAACTGAAAAAGGATTATATAAAATTTTATTTAAATCTAGAAAACCAATTGCTGAACAATTTCAAAATTGGGTATGTGAAGTTATAAAAGAAATTAGATTGAACGGTTTTTATAATTTACAAAAACAACTTAAATTAAAAGATGAAGAAACTAAAATACAAATTCACAATGAAAATCAACTTACAAACGAAAGAATTTTATTAGATAAATTTGCTAATATTGGAAGTATAATTTATATTATTAAAGTTAAAACATTTGAAAATGGAACCTATATAATTAAAATTGGAGAATCAAGACGAGGAATAGAACTAAGATATGCTGAACATAAGAAAAATTATGAAGAATGCTTGCTATTAGATTGTTTTCAAGTTAATAAATCTAAAGATTTTGAGTATATGTTACATCATAATAATATTATTCGTCCAAATAAAGTTAAAAATTTAGAAAATCATGAAAGAGAAAACGAATTATTCTTAATTGGTCAAAATTTAACATATCAAATAGTTTTAAAAATTATTGATGATAATATTGATAATTATAATTATATAGTTAGAGAATTATTGTTAGAAAATGAAATATTGAGATTAAAGAGAGATAATCCATTAGCTAACATCGATAGTGAATTGTTGGCAGAATTAATTCAAACTAACAAACAATTAAATGAGAGAGTAATTTCTTTGGAAAATACTGTAAAAATTTTAATTGAAAATAAATTTATAGAAAATAATTCAATAAAAGAAATTGAAAAATCTGAATCTTCTTCTACAAAAAAAGAAACTAAATTAGTTACTGGATTTGGCCAACAAATGCCACATTTGGGTCCACGTCTTCAAAAAATTAATCCAGAAACATTACAATTAATTAAAGTTTATGAGTGTGTTACAGAAGTAATGAATGAAGATAAAACTATAAAAAGACCAAGCATTACAAAAGCAATAAATAAAAATACAATTTATCGTGGTTTTCGTTGGTTATTAGTTGAAAGAAATTTAGACCCGAATATAATATATTCTATTGAACCAACAAAACAAATTCAACAACAAAATTTAGGATATGTTGCTAAATTAAATTTTGATAAGACTGAAATTTTAAATGTTTATTTGGATAGAAAAACTGCTGCTTTATCTAATGGATATAAAACACCATCAGCATTAGACAATCCTGTAAAAAATCAAACTAGTGCAAATGATCATTACTACATTCTTTACGAACAATGTAATGAAGAATTAACATCCAATTTTGAAGAAAAATATGGAGAACCAATTTTATATAAAAATGGAGTTGGACAATATGATGAAAATAATATTTTAATAAAAGAATTCAAGTGTAAATATGATTGTCAAAAAGAAATGATAATGAGTGATAAAACATTACGAAAAGCATTAACAACTAACATTTTATACAATGATTATTATTATAAAGAACTTGGTGAAAAATTATGTATGTGTTAAATTTTTTTATTTATTTTTAAATATTATTAATTCAAATACTTTTACAAACAAATTTAAAAGTATTTTAACCAATTTATATAAAAACAATGAACCAACAAAATGCCAACAAAAAGAATAAATATATAGAAAATAGAAAGGCAACACCAGAAGAAATAATATATATTTTTGTTCGAGTTCTTGAAGGATGGCGAACAATTAAAATATATAATATCATGATACAAAATAATAAATCTACTAAACTAACAAAAAAAATAGTTGAAAATATATCAACAGGAAATATTAAAATTCATCCATTTGAATTACCTGAAGAAGAATATAATAAATATTTATTTTTGAGAGAACAAGTTTATGAATTTAGAAAAAAATTATAAAAATAATATTATTTATTTATATGTAATGAGCAGTGAAACTAAAGAAGATGTAGAATGTCAACTTAGAAGTATTTATTATCCTAGATATGATTTTGATGATGAAGATGATTATAATGATATGATACCTAATTTTAATCATAATGATAGTTTAAATTGTAATGATAATTATTATGTTAATGATGAATATATTACTGATGAAAATATTCGTCAATTTGTAAGAGATTATATTTATGGTTATTATGATTATTTACCTGAGTTTTTAATTGTTGAATCAACATCTGATGCTATTCCAATTGGACAATGGGATGTTTCACGAGTTACTAACATGTCATTTTTATTTGCCGGAATTACACGTATATACGATGTTATGAATGATAAATGGGAAGAATTTGATGAAAATTTAAATGATTGGGATGTGTCAAATGTTAAAAATATGACTGGAATGTTTTATTATTGTAAATTTTTTAAGAGTCCATTGAATAAATGGAATGTATCAAATGTTACAAATATGGAATATATGTTTACTTATTGTAAATCTTTTAATTCAGATATAAATTCGTGGATTGTTTCAAATGTAACAAATATGGAGTATATGTTTTACAATTGTTTAAAATTTAATAAACCATTGAATAATTGGAATGTAACTAAATGTGATAATTTTAAATTCATGTTTAATGATAATTATGGTTCTGACATGGAATTTAATCAAAATTTGAGTAGTTGGCTTATTAAAGATATTCCTAATATAGATAATGGTATGTTTAGTTTACGTATGTCACGTTACGTAGAAGGATTACCAAAAAAAATAGATTTAAAAGAAATGATAGAACAAGAAGCTAGAGAACATTTTACTAAAATAAATTATTTAAATTTAATAACTGAACAAACACAAGGAAGAGCTTTTGAAATTCATAATGAATTTAAGACTTTATCTCAAACAAAAATTAATTATTTATATGATTTATTAAGTCATGAAGTAGGACTTCCATCAGATACGTATAAATTAGAGAATATAAAAAATCACATAGTAAGTAAATTAACTAATTTTATTAATTCTGAAGAAAATGTTGACTTAGACAAAGATGTATATACATCAGCTATAAATGTAATTGAAAGAAGATTAGATTTTAGTAATAAATTAAATTTAATACCATTATATGGATATTTAATTGATTTTGTATTTAAACAACCTTACATTTTTAAAATGAATTATGTACAATTATACTTGAAAGATTGTATGGGTAGCTACTCTGTAACTGATTCTCCATTAACATTGCCATTTGACATGAGTATGATATCATGTGTGACAGGAATGAGTGAAAGAATTTTGTTAGCGTTAGGAAAAACATTGGAAATAATTTGTAGTGCAAAAGATGAAACTATTTGTCCTAAAATGTATGAAGAATTATATAAAAACGTATTCAAATCACTAAATATGAATGAATTAGTAATGGAATGGAGCGAAAAATATTTGGATAATGAAAAATTTAAAGAAAATCATGATATAAGAAAAGATGATCCAAATTCAAAAAAAAAAATGTCACGAAGTTTAATAAATTATTTGATGAAAAAATATTCAGAAGCAGGAGAATTAACACGAAAAAATTACAATAAAATAATAGATGAAGTAATTATGTACATGAATGATGGAGTATTTGATAGATTACAATTTGGTGGAAAAAAAAGAAAAAATAAACGTCAGACAAAAAAAATTAATAAATTTCATAAAAAATCTAACAAAAAAAATAATAGAACTAATAAAAAATATAGAAAAAAATCCAATAAAAAATCAAAAAAAAATAAATATCACAATAAAAGAAAAAGTAAAAATATTATTAAAAGTATTTGAATTTTTTTGAATAAAATAAAAACAATTAAAATTTTTATTTTATTTTATATTTAAAATATTAACCAGATTTCTTAAAAACCCAAATTTTTCTCACTTCATTTGACCACAAACCACGAAATCCAACATGTCTTTCTTGTAATACTAATCGTGTAAATTTTGAAACATCTTCTTTTATAAATTTATCAATTTCTCCAGCACTTGTATCATTTATATAAATACATACATAACAATTTGGCTTAACAATTCGTGAACAATGCTTAAATAATGGCTTATAAAATCCTTTTATCCAATCCCTATATTTTGGATTTGTATCCGTATATATTTCATAATCAAAAAATGGAGGTGATGTAAATATAAAATCCACTGAATTTTCTTCAAGTGCTGTTGCTCCAATTTCAAATGGGGTTGAATAAATTTCATATGAGTTACTAAATCCAATATAATCATTTGCTAATTCTGTGGGATTATGACCACATAATTTCATTACATCAGCATATCCAGGTCTTAAAGCAGAATTAGGGTCGAAACCAATATATTTTTCAATACCAGCAACTTCAGCACCTAACATTCTATCTCCCCATCCACTACACGGATCAAGAACAATTTTAGGTAATCCAAAATATTCATACAGAGCTTTAGCATAAGCAGGCATAAACGTTGTTGCCATTTTATATCCATATTTACGAGATAATTTCCATTTTTCTTCATTTGGATCTAACGAATTAATAATTTCATTGCGAAATGAATTATTTATATGCCAAACTTCCCAAAAACTCTTCAATGTAATTAATCTATCCCATTGTTTCAACTTTAGCTTAGTTTTTAGTATTTGGTCTTCCTGAATAGAACGTATGATTTTAGATGTAAATTCATCTTCAATGTTAAATACAACTAAGTATTCATCCATACTAAAATCATACTCCGCATTTTCTTTTTTTAACTTTACTAATAATTCATCTAAATTACACATATTTATTTCACGTGGACATGTAGTATCACTATTAGATACTATTTGTTTCTCATTTAACAACGTAGATAAATTATCTTCAATATTAATTGAAATCATGTTATCAATAGTATGTTAATAATATATAAATTGTCTTTAAATTATTTTTTATATAATTTTTTATATAATTTTTTATATAATTTTATTTCGTATTTTAATATTTTATTTTTTTAAAACTATATAGTAAATGAGTGTAGGAAATACAAGATATGGTGATGGAGCACTACAAAAAAATATAAATGGTTCAAATAATACAGCATTTGGCATTTGTTCTTCTCGTGATACAGATGTTTCATGGAATACAAGTGTAGGAGCTTATGCTAACATGTCAAACGTCAGTGGCATTAGTAATGTTGTTGTTGGTACAAATGCTCATTTATTAAATGTTAGTGGAAGTTATAATACAGCTTTAGGAACAGCATCTTTATTGAATAATAAAGCAAATTCAAATACCGCTGTTGGTTCAAATGCTATGGAAAAAAATACTAGTGGAAAAGAAAATGTTTCTGTTGGAGTTCAATCTGGTTATGAAAATACCAATGGGGAAAAAAATGTTTTTTTAGGAAGTTACGCTGGATTTAAAAATTTTAATGGAAGCGAAAATGTTGCTGTTGGTACAAATTCTCATTCATCAAATGTTAGTGGAAGTAATAATACAGCTTTAGGAACAGCATCTTTATTGAATAATAAAGCAAATTCAAATACCGCTGTTGGTTCAAATGCTATGGAAAAAAATACTAGTGGAAAAGAAAATGTTTCTGTTGGTGTTCAATCTGGTTATGAAAATACCAATGGGGAAAAAAATGTTTTTTTAGGAAGTTACGCTGGATTTAAAAATTTTGATGGAAGCGAAAATATATTTTTAGGAAATAATTCTGGAAATAATCCAGCATCCAATTTTAGCATTGGATCAAAAAATTCTTTTTTAGGAGCAAATACTGGAGTAGCAAATACTAACAAAAAATACAATAATTCTACTGCGATTGGTCATGGTTCCATAATTGATGCGAGTAATCAAATTATGATGGGAACTACTAATGAAAATGTCATTATTCCAGGAAATGCTTATTTGACTAATTTAACTCCTACATACAATGAACAAAGCATAGTTTCTAAAAAATATGTTGATTTATATGTTTCAGGTGGAATACAAATTACTAAACCATGTAGATGCGCTACAACTGAGCCTATTGATTTAAATGCCCCACCAATAAAAATTGATGGAATTGATATAGATCAATATTTTGATGCAAGTAGAGTATTGGTTAGATGCCAAGATGCTCTACATCAAACTAATTGGAACTACAATGATAGTACATCAAGTGTTAATAATGGAATTTATGTTTATATTTTTAATATTAATCAATTTCAAAGAGCATCTGATTGTGCCGGAAATAACGTTAAAGGCCAATCAACACTAATAGTAGGTGGTGATTTAAATAAATCAAATATTTTTGTACAAACTAATTATGATTCTACAACAAATACTGCAATGGCAGGAACATATCCTTTAGAATATATTCAATTTGTAAAAATCCAATTTTCAATTGGAAATGGCCTTGAAATTACTGGCGATACTCTACAAGTTAAACCAAATATAACAAATTCAGCTGGAAATCCATACTTAACTGATATTGGAATATTAGGAAAATTAAGTGTTGGAAGTGATGCCAGTTTTAACTCAAGAGTTGATATTTCTGGAAAATTGAATGTTGGAAGTGATGCTAGTTTTAATTCAAATGTTGATATTTCTGGAAATTTATATATGACTGGAAATAATTTTATACAATTATCTTCTAATAAGACAATCGACACATTTACTAATATTAACTCATTAGGTGGATGTGAAACGCTTATTAATAGTATTACACAAATAACTACGTCAGGACTTATATACAAACTAAATGAGATAACATTATCCTCAATTGGATTTATTTATAATGCTACATATTTGATAAATGGACAATATTATATAAGAAATAAAAAAGGGACAGAGCAAACATTTAATTACGCATCATTTTTATTATCAAAAGAAATTATTATTGTTATGCCAGATCCTTTTGACAAACCAAAATATTTTATGATAATACAAAAAACTGTAAGTTCTGGAAGTCAAGATGCATCGATAGAATCATTTTCATTTTTAGTTAAAGGTAGTGATTTTTCATCAGGAAAAATGTATTTATATTTGCAAATGAATTTTACATCTAGTTCTGACACGTGGGAAGCAGGTTTTATAAATACCTATATTACACGTCTTGGTTAAAAATTAATTAAAATGTACCACAATTTCTACACGTTCCTTCTTAATGCTCTTAGTTGCTGAAACTGATAATTCTTCACGTTTCTTTCGTGTCTTACATGCAATATTTGTTATTTGTTGTTCATTTTGCTGTTCAGCAATAGCTTTATTCATCATTTCCTTTCTTTTAGAAGCACTATTACGACTATTCATATCTTTCTCAATGATATCATAATATTCTTCAATATAATCTACAATTTTATTCTCGATCGACCACTTAAAAAAATTTAGCTGACCTATCGTTGTTTCAATAAATTTGCCTTCTCTATATGGAATGCTGATTTTTTGATAACGACAAAAAGGATCAAAACGTTTTTTAGAATATGCTTTTAATTTTAATTTATAATCATCATATACCTTAAATCGTCGTCCATTTAGCATGTAAATTGTAAAATTCTTTTTAGCATAGTTAGTTGTAAACCAATCAATAATTCGCAATGATATTTTAGAATCACCAGTTATAATTTTTAGCATTTTGTCGAAATTATTTTCAGGATTGTAGACACCATCAATGTCAGTTTGGTAAAATTTCATTAAATTTTTTAGTAAAAGATTATTTTGCGTTGAATTTGTCTTTATATTCATTTAATTCTAATTGAATTATTTTTTTAAATACTTTTTATACAAATATACTTTTAAGAAAATATACTTTTAAGAAAAGTATAAAAAAATTAAAAAATTAATAAAATAAAATATTTAATAATAATATAATTATGAACGACTTCATGAATTATTTTTTCGGTCCTCTTTCTAAAGAGTATTGTTTATATTATTATTTTTTAGCAGTTATCAGTGCTGTCATATTTGCTCTTACTGCCTTATCATTTATAGTATTAATAGTAAAATCGAAGAAAATTAAGGGAGGAATGTGGCTTGGAATGTTTAATACATTGTTATCTATTTTTATTGGTTATTTTGTTAGCAGATTATTGTATACAATGTGTGTCAAATCTTTGTAAATATTTATTTTTTATTAAAAAATTATTATAACAAAAATATAATTTATAAAAATAAAAATATACTTTTAAGAAAAAATAAAAATATATTTTTAAGAAAAAATAAAAATATTTACAAGAAAATAAAAATATATTTCATGTAAAATAAAAATATTTACAAGAAAATAAAAAATATTTACAAGAAAAAATAAAAATATTTACAAGAAAATAAAAATATTTACAAGAAAATAAAAATATTCACAAGAAAATAATTTATAATTTATAAAATAAAAATATTTTTAAGAAAAAAATAAAATATATTTCATTTAAAATAAAAATATTTACAAGAAAATAAAAATAATTTATAAAAATAAAAATATATTTTACAAGAAAGTAAAAAATATTTTTAAGAAAAATAAAAAATAATTTATAAAAAATAAAAATATTTTTAAGAAAAAATAAAAATATATTTCATTTAAAATAAAAATATTTACAAGAAAATAATTTATAATTTATAAAATAAAAATATTTACAAGAAAATAAAAATAATTTATAAAAATAAAAATATATTTTACAAGAAAGTAAAAAATATTTTTAAGAAAAATAAAAAATAATTTATAAAAAATAAAAATATTTTTAAGA